CTCCTATAGTTGATTTGAAGTCAACGGCTATAACGAAATTTTGACGAAAAAAAAAAGGGTCGCAAAGCGACCCTTTAAAACATAATCGGTTAAGATTACATAATGTTTTTAACTAATACTCTTCTGTAGTATTTGTTAGCGTTGTCATCAAGAGCACCTGAAGCATTTAGTGCATCAGTACCTCTAGCGAATGGGTTTTCAACAACTCCATACCTAGTTTTGAATCCAATTTTTGGTTGGAATGTGTTCTCACCAACCGCTCTAACCATTTGTAATGGTACGTACGGACAGTAGAATAATCCAGCGTCAAAAGCGCTTGACCCTTTATAACCAACAGTCATGTAATGAATACCTGATGTAGGAGCAAAATATGGGTCGATAAATACTCTGATTCTTCCGTTAAGAACACCAGCAAAAGTAGAGCCAGTATCATCAACTTGTAGATTGTTAGAGTTAAGAGCAGGTGTATAATCTAATACGCCAGCCATTTGAAGTGCAGAAGCAACATCAGAAGAACATAACATAATGTTACCTTTTCCTCTTCTTGTTCCTCTTGCGATCTCATTAGCTTCTCTTTCGATTTGGAACATTAAGCCTTTAAACTTCTCAACCATCCATCTACCGTTAGAGTCAACGTCTAAGTCGAAAGATCCTGCTGTAGCAACGTTTTGTTGTGCACCAGTAACAGCAACTAGGTTAACTGTTCTTACGATTTCTCTGTTAATCTCTGCTAGAATTTCTGTTGAAAGAATATTAGCAAGTTCTGTTTCAGCATCTAAGCCATGAATAGCTTTTAGATCCTGAGCAAGTTCCATTGAGTACTCAGCTTTTAGAGCTCTTGACTTAGCAGTAACAGCAATTTTCTCGATTGAGAAAGCCATTTCTGCGAAAGCACTGTTTCCAGATTCACCAAGAGTTTCAGCTTGAGCTGTTGGCATACCTTCAGCAAAGTTATAAGAAGTACTGTTACCTGATGGTTGAGTACCGTCTTGTGATTGACCTAAGGTATTGTTACCAGAACCTGCAACTACTGTTGAGAATTCTGAGTTAGCTTCGTTATAAAAAGCTTCGTCTCCAGATTGGTTTGTGTATCTGCTTCTCATAGCAAATATTAAACCAGTAGGACCTGTCATAGGCTGTACACCAACTAAGTCATAAGCGACTAAGTTAGGCATTGCTCTACGTACTAAGCTGATTAGAACTGGATCATAGTTATCAACGCTTGATCCTGTAGCGTTTGTAGGTGCCTCAGCAAGTAGTGAGTTCGGTGAGAACCCTCTGTCTTCTCTGATTGCCTTTTCTGTGTTCTCCAAACAAACTGCAGTTACTGATTTTCTATGACTGTCCCCGATGTCAGGTAAGTCAGCGTGCTCAATAATTGGCTGCCACTTGTTCTGAAGAGTTTCGTAATTTGATTCCATTTTAATTTCCCCTTAAAATATTGTTACGAGTTACTTTCTAGCAGTACGCGCAATTGCGTCTGCATACTTAGACATGCCGCCTGGTAGAGGCTTAACTTCTTCGTCAAGTTCTACTGGTTGCTCATCAGATAAATCTGATGTTTTGCCTGTTTTAGATTCAAGGTATGATTCTTTCAAAATATTAAGTTTGTTAGAAAAATCCTCGACATTCTCATAATCAAGTCCTTCCGATAGAGCACGGAGTTTTTCAATTTGAGTCTCCGCTAAGCCATTAGTAGCCTCAGCGAAAGTGTTCTGTACTTGAGCGTCAATAAGTTCATTAGTAATGCTAATCTTAGCACTAGTCTCTTCTTCTAATGCGCTCTCTAGTTCTTCTACTCTTGTTTCAAGAGATGCAAGAACATCTGTTTGTCCATCTTCAGGAAGAACCACGTTATGTGCTTCCATTAATCCTTTAAGACCAGTCATGAATGATTCAGCAACTTCAACTTTTAATGATGATTCAATAGCAACTTGATTCTCTTCAAGCCATTGCTCTGATAAGTAGTTGATGTATTCATCAAGTTTACCAGTCATGTCTTCTTTCAATTGCTCTGTAGCTTCATCTATTTGAGTTGCGAATGCTTCTGAGTACTGATCATTAAGATCTGATACTCTAGCATTTACAGCAGCTTCAAATACTGTTGTAGCTTTTTCTCTTAGGTCTTCAGATAAATCTTCACCAAATATAGCGTCGATATCTTCCTTTACACCGGAACCTTGTCCTGGAGTAGCAACTTTAGGTGCATCCTTAGCAGTTGCAGATCCTTTCTTATCTGCTTTACGTGCTGGTGCTTGTTTACCTTTAGCGCCAATCAAATCTTCTCCTTTAGACTCAGATCCTGATTTTACGTCAGCTGATCCTGGGTTAGGAGCTTTAAAACCTACAGTCTTATCTGCTGGTCTTTTGTTGCTTCCTTTTACCACTGGGTCAGCGATTTCTGAATTCTCACCGCTAGCCTTAAACTCGTCAAGTTCTACTTGCTCTTCGGCCACAGCTTCGATTCCATTTTCGAACTTTTCTAGTTCATTAGCCATTTTTCTCTCCTCGTTAATTGAGTGTATACGTTTGTATATTATTTATAAATTTACTATTTACAGGGTATTCATGAACTTAGCAAAAAGCTCAATCTTCCTTTCCTGTAATTCTCTTGCGGATCTAATACCTGTATTCTGTATCTCTTCAAGCACTTTTTGTGATTGCCAAGAATTTGATGCAGCATCATAAATCCATTCAATTCCTTCCATCACTCCGTTTACAAAAGCATTTGGAGCAGAAGGATCCGCAACGATATCTCCTGCAGTAGCAAGTTGAAAATCACCCTGTACTTCATTGATACCTTCAGCAGTTTGTTTAATGGATCCCATACCTCTTGATGATACACCTAATGATGCACCTTCATCAATAAGACTTTTAACAATCTTACCATATGGAGTATCCATTACTTTTGCCTTACCGATATAATCTTGACCTTCTCTTCTTAGGTCTTTGATCATATGCGAAACTCTTTCTAAGTTTATGGTTGGTCCGTCAGGATGTCCTAACTCACCATAAGCTCTGTTGTTCTTTACAAATGTGTCGTTGTATCTACTTACTTCTTTATCTAATGTTTCCATTGGATACATACGACCATTTCTGTTCTTTATACCACCTTGCATAAAGATACCTTCGATAAAGTAATCCTTTCCTTTACCATCTTTAGATTCTGTTATTACTGGTCTGATAGAATCAAAATTTGTTTCTGCGATTAACTTCATATTATCCCTCTATTGATACGCCAGCTGCTAATAAAGTAGCTGCTGATCCAAAGACCTCGTCTGTTGGGTCTTTCTTTAATAAAACTGTTTCAGCAGGACCTACTGAAATCATACCTTTAACAACTGCGTCTGTTGAAACTGAACTGTTAGCTGATGCTGTTTGAATTGTTACGTTTCCAAATGATGCTGCATTGTTATAAATTCTTACTGTAGTTGCAAGATCAATGTTACCAGCATGGGTGTTGTTAGCAACTAATGCTGCTTGAGAATTTTTAACTTTTATAATAGTTGCCATTATTCTTCCTCTGTCAACTCTTCAACCATTTCCATTGCAAACTCAACAGCTGCTTCTGGATTAGATTTAGCAAGCTCATCAAATGCTTGTAGATTGTCTTCTGTTAGATTGTCTCTAACAAATATAATTGCTTGTTCGTAAACTTCTGCATCGTCACCATCTTTATAACCAGAAATTTTGGTTTTATCTTTTTGGATGGATCCGCCTTTAAATACTGCATCTTGCTCAGCTTCGTTTTTAAATGCTGGGTGAAGTGCTGTTTGAATATTGTCTTTATGTTTACCAACAAAGTTTTTTTCTGCATCGGATTTAGGACTGGCATAATTAGATACCTGACCAGCTTGTAGCTCTGGGTCTGGTGTTAAGTCAATCTTTTTAAGTTCAACTATCTGTCTTAGTGATTTCATTACTCTTCCTCTTGTTCCTGCTCTAGGTCAGTTTCGGGTTCTATTTCTATTTCTTCACCTTCATCTTCATCAGTCTCCAAGTCATCAGGTTCATCTATTAGTTCCTGATCAGCTTGATACTCATCACCATCTTCATTAGGTTCTAAGTCAAGCTCTGGTTGTACTTCAACCGGCTCAGCGTCTGGATCAAACTCTTGACCAAACATACCGTTACTAACTGTGCTCTTGATTCCTTGAACTTTATCTGCTAGCTTATCTACTAACACATCATTCAAAACGTCACCAGCTTTATTCGGTTTATCGTCTAGTGCCAAGTCAACTATATTTC